AAAGTGGGCGTTCCAGCTGGAGAAGTGTCCTGACACGGGGCGGCTGCATATTCAAGGACGTATGTCCCTGTTCAAGAAGAAGCGGGAGTCGGAACTGCGTAGTCAATGCACTTTCAAAGCACATTTCACACCAACATCCAAAGAGGTGCACGACGGACAAAACTTCAACTACGTGATGAAGGCCGACACGCGTCTCGAAGGTCCGTGGATCGATACCGAATACGAGGATCCTCCTGTGTTGACACGTCAGCTACAGGCTTTTACGGGCAAGGAGAAGTATCCGTGGCAATTGCAGATTGAGCAGTGGTGCGAAGAGCTGGACGACAGGTCTATCAAGCTGATCTTCGACGAGTTTGGTGATTCTGGCAAGTCTATTATGTCTGAGTACTTGGAGTACCACAAGAAGGCATTCGAAATACCTCCTCTGAAGGATATGGAAGACATTATGCAGTTCTGTATGTCCTTTAAATCACAGAAAGTGTACTTGATTGACATGCCTCGGGCAATGAAAAAGGACAAGTTGTGTGGTTTTTACTCTGGTTTAGAGTCTCTCAAGAATGGCTACGTCTACGACAAACGCTATGCTGCTAAGCGCAGGCGATTTGACAGGCCACAAGTGATCGTTTTCACGAATGTGATGCCTGAGTGGTCCTACATGTCGAGAGACAGGTGGGAACCATGGATCATGAAGGCTGATAAGTCTCTTGAGAGGTTTAATTTCGGGGAAATTTAGGCGGGGCCGGCGCTGCGCTGTAATAATACGGCCCCTTTTTTTTATAAGCCGACCTGGCTCATCTGGCTCAGTTGGCTCAAGTTGTGGTCCCGGCAGGGGCCGGGCCCGGACTCGCCTTCGGCTCAGACACACATGGGGGAGGGGTAGTGTACATCTCTAGACAGCTTGCAGACTAGGGTCTACTCGACCTGACGACACTGTAAGTAGACTTTGTGAATCATTTTGCATGATGGGTAAACTGAAGATCCTTGACTGAATTGTCCGTTGTCGACTCTTTGGAATCTGAAGTCCAGACCGTAATGTGGCGTGGCTGTCTCTGTTGTAGAAAGAAACTTTGGTTTGACTGCTGTATAATCGGTATTGATGGTTCCCGAGAAGACTTCATTGAGCTGGTTCAACTTCATGTAAACTGAGATTGGGCGACCGTTTGTGTTCAAGCAAAGCTTCTTCTTGGTCGCTTGGGTTTGTAAGAAATGTGACTCTGTAAGTGGTTTGACTGTATTGGAGATCCCGTTGCGATTGGGTGCCATGTAAAGCATGATCTGTTTGTTTGCAAGGGTGTTATCTCCTGCATTGGAGTTTGTACTGCTGAAGTACATGGTGGTTTTGACGGCCAAAATGCGATACTGTGCATATAGGCCGGTGAACTCTGTGTAATCTGGGAGCTGTGCGAGATTGAATGCTTGTGCTTTTACCATTCCAGCATCTGCGGTTACTGACCACCCAGAAGGGATGTTGGGAGCATCCGCGTTATTAACCAATTCAATAGTCTCAACATATGATCGAGTAAAATTGTACACTCGTGGCCGCATTGGTCGTGCGATCTTCCAAGTGTTTCTGACTCTTCGACGACGGCGGATGTTTCCTCGTCGTGTACGTTTTCGGGTCGCTGCTGCTCCATATCGCTTTCGCTTAGGCATTTTGTGAACGAAAGGGGGGGTCCCCCTTATATATACGTGTTTTTGACTATCTTGACTTTTTTGGTCAAGATGTTGACTTTTGGTCAATATTGACTCCGTGAAGTATAAAAGGCGTGGTTTGGCGTGTCTGACACAAACATGTCACAGGTATGTTCCTACGATTTCACGATGTTCGAGAACCACAACGAGTGGAAGCTGGACACTCATCGGCTCATCACGGAGATCCGTCAATGGGCGAAAAAGTGGGCGTTCCAGCTGGAGAAGTGTCCTGACACGGGGCGGCTGCATATTCAAGGACGTATGTCCCTGTTCAAGAAGAAGCGGGAGTCGGAACTGCGTAGTCAATGCACTTTCAAAGCACATTTC